CGGTTCAAGGCACAGGGGCAGGAAAATGGTCCGCGAGAAAAAGTCAATTGTTAGCCAAACGATATAAAGCTGCCGGAGGCGGCTATAGGGACTAAAATGCCATACGCTACAAATGAAAAACGGCGAGCCGCAGAGGCAAAGAAGCGCGAAATGAATTTGCTAGCTAATGGCAATGCAAAACTATGCACAAAGTGTTTTACCATGAAGCCGGTCGAATTGTTTAGAAGTCGCGGCGGATCAAATGCGCACCTTTTGAAAAGTGTATGCAACAAGTGCTTATATGAAGCTCACCGAACTTGGACAGAAAAAAACTCAGATCGTGTTCAAGAGTATCGCAATAAAGATAGCTGGACGCTTGCAAAACGATGTGCGCGTCGAGGCATAACGCCAGAACAATTGATTGACCGTTACGAACGCCAAGAAGAGTGTTGCGCAATATGCAAGACGGAGGTAGCTCTAATAGATAGTGCTATTGATCATAACCATGACACCGGAGAGTTTCGCGGTGTATTGTGTAAACAATGCAATCGAGCGCTAGGTATGTTTAAAGATAGCCCAAATATTTTACGAAACGCCGTAGAATATCTTGAAGCCTTTGGGAGTTACGGGGATGGTGATTAAAGCTCCGCAGCAATCTTTGAAAGCCTGGGGAGACCAAAAGTGGCGAACACGAAGTGGTAAAAGGTCATCAGATACTGGCGAACGTTATCTGCCAGAGGCGGCGATCAAATCTCTTTCACCAGCAGAATATGCAGCAACAACAAGAGCAAAACGCGCAGGAAAAGCCAAAGGAAAGCAATTTGTTGCTCAACCAAAATCAATTGCAAAAAAGGTGGCCCCTTTTAGGAAGATAGGAAAGTGAAGGATTACACTAAGTTTGAGGTGCAAAAAGAAATACTGATGGAGTATTTACAAGTTATGGTTGCGCTTCAAGACTGGCACGGCGTTGCCGATGTGGCAATGGATCTCCGAGAATTAGAGGCTAAACATGAGCACCACAGGAACAACAAGTTTTAACCCAAACTTAAATGAGCTTGTTGAAGAGGCATTTGAGCGATGCGGCAGAGAGTTGCGCTCCGGCTATGATTTGCGTACAGCTCGACGCAGCCTTAACCTATTAGTTACCGAGTGGGCTAACCAGGGTATCAATCTTTGGACTATTGAACAGGGTGCAATCCCGCTTTATACAGATCAAATTACTTATCCCTTGCCCATCAATACAGTTGATCTTGTTGAGACGATCATTCGTACAGGGGTAGATCAGAATCAGACGGATATCAACATCAGCCGAATCTCGGTAAGTACGTACTCGACAATACCTAACAAGCTAGCAACTGGCAGGCCGATTCAAATTTATATTGATAGGCAGGGTGGCCAGACATACACATTCACAGGTACCTTGGCGGCTAATATCAATGCAACAGTCACGACCATCCCCATGTCATCCCTCTCAGGGGTTCCATATGCAGGATATGCAAACATTGGAGCGGAGACGGTTTATTACTACGGTACTAGCACCCAAGCCGAAAATGTGGCGACGGGTGTTTCGGCCTATGCAACGCTTAATAACGTGGTGCGTGGGCAAAACAATACGACGGCTGCAAGTCATACATCAGGCGCTCAGGTAAGCAATACAAAGTTTCCAAACGTGACGGTATGGCCTGCGCCGGATCAAGGATCTATCAGCAACCCGTATTACACCCTTGTGTACTGGCGCCTGAGAAGGATGCAAGATGCAGGTAACGGTATTAATGTGGAAGACATACCATTCCGTTTCCAAGAGGCATTGGTAGCAGGTCTTGCATATAAGCTTTCCATGAAGGTAGAGGGCGGCCTAGAGCGCATGCAGTTTCTGATCGCCCAGTGCGATAGGTGTAACTTTCGGTATAAATTAAAACAGCTTAAACCGCTGACAATCAAGACAAAAAATGTCAATATAATGGTATGTCAGGAATGCTGGGAGGAAGATCAACCACAGCTACAATTAGGAATGTGGCCCGTGGACGATCCGCAGGCCGTTAGGAATCCACGTCCCGATTCCAACTCGTATTACCAGTCAGGCTACAACGGGATGCAGACCAACAATACCGTAGGGACAAATCCGCTTTATACGGGAGTCCCGCTTGAAGGAAGCCGCATTATTGAATGGGGTTTCAATCCGGTAGGAGGTTCAAGATCTTACGACTACAACTTGACCCCCAATCATTTAGTTGGTCAAGCCCTTTTAAACAGTGTCACAGCCTCATAGGAGCAGACATGAAAACGATGGAAGCACTCAAAAAACACATGGCCAAAGGTAAAGGAGCCCACCCTGATTCGGATGTTAAGAAGATGAGAAAGGGCGGACCGACTTCTGAAATGATGCGCCGTGAAGGTCGCAACATGGCTCGGGTAACCAACCAAAGGGGCAAATGATGGCCAAGTATTCCATGAAAATGGGTGGCAAGGAAGTTGGTTCGGCCGCTGTTTACGCAGAGCCCCATACGATGGATGGCGCCAAAGTTGTTGCCTCTCCACAGCCTGGTAAGCAAATGCCTTACAACATGGTTAAAGACTGGCAACCAACTGCTGGTGTTGCGATGAATCCCAACAGCCAAGTAAAAACCACGGGAATTAAAATGCGTGGTGCCGGCGCGGCGACTAAGGGCGTAATGTGCCGAGGGCCAATGGCATAAGGAGTTGCTATGAACTGGGGGGATCTCAAAACCGCAATACAAGATTATTGCGAAACGACGTTTGAGACAGCAACGCTGCAAACGTTTGCGAAGCAGGCAGAGCAGCGGATATTTAATACCATTCAGTTTCCGTCGCTTAGGAAAAACGTGACTGGCGTCTGTACGTTAGACAATAAATATCTGCAAGCCCCAGATGATTTTTTAGCGCCCTACTCGTTGGCGGTTATTGATACAGATGGCTCTTACCACTATCTTCTCAACAAAGATGTGAACTTTATTAGAGAGTCATTCCCTATACCAACGGGCACTGGGAATACAGGAAGGCCCTATTGTTACGCCTTGTTTGGTACGGACTATCCGACCAATACAAAAGAGCTTGTGTTTATGCTTGGGCCCACGCCAAATTATGCTTATGGCGTAGAGTTGCACTATTTTTATTACCCAACCTCGATAGCTGCAACGGATACAGATGCAAATACAACATGGCTAGGCGATAACTTTGATTCTGTTTTACTGTATGGATGCTTAATAGAGGCTTATACTTTCTTGAAGGGTGAGCCTGACATGGTTAATTTGATTAACTCAAAGTACAAAGAAGCGCTCATACTTGCCAAACGACTTGGCGACGGGCTAGAAAGAGAGGACGCATATCGATCCGGTCAGGTGAGGGATAAGGTGGTGTAATGGCAATCATTCAAACATTAACCACATCCTTCAAGGTAGAGGTAGTTCAAGCACTTCACAACTTTACCGCGGGGACGGGCGATGTCTTTAAACTGGCCTTATACACCGCCAATGCGGATCTCGGTGCCTCAACCACTACGTACACGTCATCCGGGGAGGTGTCCTCCAGTGGAACCAATTATTCGGCTGGAGGCATTACGCTCACAAACATTACCCCGACCTTTCAAGGAACTACTTCTTACTGGACCTTTGACGACGCAACCTTCACTAACGTCACGTTAACAACCAATGGCGCTTTAATTTACAACAGCACCAATGGAAACAGGTCTGTTTGTGTGCTTAATTTTGGCACAAACATTAGTAAGACAGCTTCTAATCTAGTCATTACCTTCCCCCCGGCTAATGCAACTAACGCAGTCTTAAGGATTGCCTGATATGTGGACTCAGATCTCAACAACACAGACGGCTGGTTGGACAACGATTAGCCCTGGCGTTACCACGACTTGGACGCAAGTGAGTACATCATGACTGTAAATTACACATCGCTTTTAAAGCTAGCCCAACCCGTTAACGGCAGTGAGGACGGAGCATGGGGTACGGTAGTCAATGAGTCGCTTACTTCGCCGGTCGAAATAGCGATTGCCGGTGCGGCTACGATTGATGTCACATCGGGCAATGTAACGCTCACTAATGGTGATGGGTCTGCATCTAACCAGTCGCGTTATGCCATTTTGTTGGTCACTGGTACGCCCGGGGTTACAAGGAACGTTATTGCCCCGGGTACTAGCAAGATATATCTTGTTAAGAACAGCTCCGATGGCTCAGTTGTTATCAAAGGGGCATCGACCACAGGGGTAACCATACCTGCGGGCGAAGAGGTATTTGTATTTTGGAATGGCAGTGATTATGAGATTGCCTCTATTGCTGGGCCGTCGGTAGCTACAGACAATGCGGTGGCAAGGTTTGATGGCACCACGGGGAAGATCTTACAGAATTCTGCGGTCACAATTGCAGACACGACTGGTGATATTACTGGTGGTAAGTACAACGGATTAACGATCAGTACGACCACGGGCACGTTGACTGTTGCCAACGGAAAAACGCTCACGGCAAGTAATACGATTACATTGGCCGGGACGGATGGTACAACCATGACGTTCCCAGGTACGAATGCTTCTGTAGCGCGTACGGATGCCGCTCAAACATTTACTGGTGTACAGACGTTTTCATCGTCGCCTATTATTTCTGCGCTAACAGCAGACAAGCTGGTATTTACGGATTCATCAAAAGCGCTTGTATCGTCGGGATCGGTTGGTACGGATCAGGGCGGCACAGGGCAGACGACTTATACCGCCGGTGACATGGTGTATTACGCCACTGGCACGGCCATGACCAAGCTTGGTATTGGCACAACCGATTATGTATTGACATCGAGTGGTAGTGCGCCTCAGTGGTCCGCCCCTGCATCTGTTGTTATTGGCACGGCGACCAATATCCAAGGCGGAGCGGCTGGATCGGTTCCTTATCAATCTGGTGCAAGCACCACAACATTTCTTGGTATTGGTAGTGCTGCTCAGGTATTACAAGTTAATTCTAGTGGTACAGCGCCTGATT